CGGATGGGTGCAATGAGGCAAACCATGGAGTTTGTAGTGGAGGGTTGGGCGCTGAACAGCCGCAACCGACAGGAACGAATGATCTTCCTGGAATAGTGCTTCTCGATGTCGTTGACATAAGATATGCCGACACCCCCGTCCGAACCCAAGACGGGAACCTGGCCTCCACCGGAGTTACCAGGAACGAGACCCGACGTGTTACTCTGAAAGTACACGCTATCGGTTGCACCGTTCGTTCCATTGCCCACATAGATGGATCCGCAGACCCAAGCGATTCTGTGAGCAACGAGGTCTTTCATGCCAACGCGCCACGCGTTGTCACGAAACATTGCCGCGCCGGTTTGAGTCTGGCGCGAGGACTTCGAAGAGGGACCCTTCTTCTTGGAGGGGCGCCCCGGCTGGCTAGGCCTGGACGACTTCTTCTGCTTAGAAGCTTGCATGGTATGGGATCCCGGGTGCCCCCGAGACTGTTCATCCATTTGAACCGTCATCCTATCTTATGAGCCCATGCGGTGCATGTCTCTGTTTATCGCGTACGCGAAAGGGACTTTCCCTAGGAACTTCCTCAAAAGAGGTGTATACGGTCCACCCGTGCAGTCGTTTGACATTCCGCAGCTGTCTGTCATATCTCAGGGTCTTCGACGCTGACATACTAGCCACTTAGTACGACATTTTCGATCAGTTGTCAATTTGCAATCGGACAGTCATTTCCTACTGTTGAGCCTCGACAACCACACGCGCTAGCTTAACTGCGCGACCGCAAACGCGGCAGGCCCCTGAAAGCAGGCCTGTGATCTCCCCTACTCCCGTCGATTGGTCCAGCATGCCTGCCAGTCCACAGAAACGGTTTCGTAAACGTTTTGGGTGGTTTCATCAAATGAACCCCACGCCCCCTCACGAAGGGGCGCCGGAGTAGTTTAACGTCTTGCTCAGGACGTCAACCCTGGACCCACCAGGATTTAGGCACTTGAGCCGAGGATGCCATCCTCGAACTCAAGTCTATCGAACGCGCGCCGTAAATTCCAGCTGAATCCAAACCATGGATTCTCGCGTGTCGATGCCTCCACCCACTCAAATTCCTCGAGCCCCTTTTCGAAGTCTCGAATCATCCAGTCCCGCTCATAGCGTTGACGGAATGGATTCCCAGTCCTACGTGGACGGGGCGGAATATGACCAGCCTTCCTCAACTCAAAGTTGCAAGAATGGACTGGGAGGAAGAGCTTATCCAAGCTGATCATTCCTCGTGTGGTGTTCTGACGTCGGAGAGAGGTAGCTTCCCTAGCACCTATTTCCAGACGACGTTCCCTCTTCTCTTTGGGGACGGCAGTGATCTCGCCGTCCTCCTCATCAAAGTGAAGACCGGCCAACCATGGCGCGGCCAGAGGCTGAGGAGCCTCTATGAGATCTGGTCCAAGAGCAGGACCACTCCCCCAATGGAGATATGGCTGCTCTTTCCACTTTCTAGTTGCCACTGCACGTTGCGTGATGGTAACCTCGGTCTTCCAACCGTTAGGAAGTGGTACTCCCATTCCACCGAGTGACTCGGAGATAAAGAGGTTTCTACCCTTACACTCTGAAGCGATCTTTGCACTGTGACGGTGCATGAAACCACTAAAGATCTCGCACTCCTTCCCTGGCAGACAGCCGGAGAGAAGTTCAGGAATCGTCGAGCACAGACCCTGTGTGACCTCGACATCGTCACCACCCATGACCTTGCTTTGTCCAAAGTATAGGCCACTATTCAGGAACGGAATAGAAAAGGGTGTGCTACGCGGATTACTCAAGTCATAATGGTAACATGACGAGTTAGCGTTTGCATAGACTGGATGATGGTAAGCCTTTCCAGGGCTCATCGAAAGTCCCACGCGCGCACCAAGCGCGACATGAGTCTCCCATCGACTCCTACGTGCGACGTAGAGCATATCGTCGCCGTTGACCAGGACCCCGGACAGCTTCTGTCTCAGAGATCGAGTATCATCACGGATGGCCGTAAGGTACAGACCAAGATTCGCGAGACACAGGATTGGGAACGAGAGGATCGAACCCATTAACTGGCCATTCTGTTGTACAACCGG